CTGATTGGTGAGGGATTGCACGTCGGCAAAGGATACGCGGTTGGCAATGGCGGTCAGCATGGCGTCAACAGCGGAATTCTGTCCTTCGAGTTCGTCCGCGATCTCTTTCAAGGTATCCAGAGCCTCCGGCGCGCCATTCACCAGATTGGCAATCGCCGTCGAGATCAGCGTCTCAACGGTGGATTGGCTGATGCCGCCGCTGGTTTCCAGATCGCTTACCGTCGCGGATAGCGCGGCAACCGTGGCTCGGTCGGTCTTGAACGCCGCGGCAACCGCGGCGATCAAACTCTCCATTTCAGTGCGTACATTTGTACTCATATTTCATGCTCCTACAAAAGTGATGCGTTAAAAAAGAGGGCGTAATTCCAGGGCAGATCAAGATTGGCCTGCGCCCGCGCCTGTTCCCGCTCGGTCAAGGCTTGCTCCAGGTCAAAGCGCACCGCGCCCGCCGCCGCGCCGGGAATACCCGGCGGCCCCTGGATTGCCACTTCCACAATCTCCAGATTGCCGCTGCCAAGCACGGTGATTTTGGGAAGCCGCGTCATAGCGTGTCCTCCAGAATCGCCAGACGACCGCGCAGATAGATTTGCGATTCGCCCGCAGGGTCGGTAAAGACAACCCGATAGCGCGCCGCCGTTGCGGTGATGGCGCGGGTTTCTGCGCCGGAGAGGCGGAATGCCACCGCGCCATCCGCGCCAAGTGGATGCTCGGTCGGGTAACTCCTTGGCTTTCCACGTTCATTCTGGCTATTGAAAATCTCAAGCCTTGCGGTGAGGCCGGTCAAATCCACGGGACGGCGGTTAGGCTGCAAGCGGCGAAAGGCGAACGACCAGACGAACCCGCGGGTAATTGCGTGGATGCCCGTGAGATCGAAAGTCCGGCCTCTCATGACAACCCCCCGGCGGCTATGCCGCCTTACCCTGCAAAAACGGGGCTGAATCAGACCCCGGCGTTGTCACTGTGGCCTTGAAGCCCAGCGGGAAATAGGCATAGACATCCCCGATGTACGGCTCCGCCGCCGCGATTACTTCCAACATGCCAAAGTTCTTGCGGCGCGAGTCCTCCAGTTGATAACGGTATTTGCCGAGAGCCGCCAGTACTTCTTCGAGCATGACTGCTCCGGCTTCCATAAGGGCGAGAGCGCGATCCTGCCTGCCGACATGTTTTACCATCGCCACCACGTACCAGATTTCCTGCCAGCGAATCGCGCCGGTCGGCATCGTTTCCTCCGGGGTATAGGATTGCAGGACGACATAGAGAGCGGGCGCGGCCTGCGCGTTCTCGGCGACATCCGCCAGATCGGCGGATGCAAACACCTTGCCGTCCGCCGACGGACATTTTTGCTTCAGGCGTTCAATGATTGCTGATCCGGTCTTCAAGAGCATGGTTTCTGATTCCTGATTCCTGATTTCTGACTACTGATTCCTGCCCGACCACTTCATCCGCTCCTTGCCCTTCTCGATACGGGCGTGGGATTGAGTGGTCATTGCCGCGTCTTCGAGGAGCATTTCCCCGTTTGCCAGCATCCGTAGCAGGTCGCGAGCGAGTTTGGCGCGGGAATCCACCTGCTCCGGCACTTTTAAGCCATGCAGGAACCACCAGGCGAGATCGCAGGAAATCCGCCTGATTAACTTCGGCGCCGACGCAAAAGGAACCTTGTAGCGTCCCGCCAGAGCCGCGTTGATCTCGGTATCCGCGTTGATTACGGCGCGCTTGACCAGCAACGGATCGGGCGTGCCGGTACGGTCGGATTCCGCGATCTGGTTGACCGCGTCCTCGCCGTACTGGCTATAGAGGTCGGATAGGCGGCTGTACATGGCTGGTATCAGGGGTCTGTAGGGGCGAACCTGTGTGTTCGCCCGATATTGGGCAGACACATAGGTCTGCCCCTACATTCTGGCTCAGGCGGCAGACAACCGAGCCAGGCATTCCGGCCACAGGCAGAGGGTGATCGGATTCGATTGCACCTCGATGTCCCAACCCTTGCCCATCCTGCGCGGTTCGGACTTGGCGTACCATGCCTGACCCAGCGTGTTCACCGCCTCGTTGTAGTTCGCCGGAGCGTTATAGGTGACGAACGCATTGGCGGCTACCGGATAGACCAGGGCGACGTCATCGGGGATGAACGGAATGCCGCCTACGCCGCCCGCGTATTCCTCAAAGGTTATGCCGCCGAAGGTAAAGCCGTGCCGCATGTCGCCGCCCATTCGATCCGCAGCCGCCTGCCAGCCAGCGTAAGCCGCCCTGACCTTGGTATGATCCACCATCGCGTCGAAGAACTCGGAGCCGCACAAGGCGCGGACTTCGGTAATGGCAATGCCATTGGCGTTCTTCTCAATGGCGCGTTTGGTATCCAGATAAGCCTTGAGGATGTTGGTTGCCGCATTGGAAAAATCGACGTTGTTGGCGATGGGAGTCACGCCGAACTCATTAAACAGGTCGTAAATGACCGTGGTTCCGTCCGCGTCCAGCACCTTGCCCGCCAGAGCGCCGACGCGGTGATATTCGCGGGTAGTCTCAATGGATTGTTTTAATTGGGTGAGCTTGTCGTTGATTACCGTGGCTTGCGCTTCCAGCCCGGAATCGGTCGCTTCCTTGCCGAAGGCGCGAATGTCCTGGATGTCTTCCGGCAGAATGGTTCCGGTAAGGGGCAGATGGGTTGCGGTAAGGGTGATAGTTTTGCGCTTGCCGCCTTCGACCGCGTGTCCGGGGGCGTTGCGGCTGGTGTTCGGCACCAGCACAAGGCGACCGCCTTGCAACTCAATGACGATGGAAGTGGTCTTGACGCCCTTGTCGGGAAACAGCGGGGCAAGACGACCCGGCGCGGTCGGCAGCTTTTCGACTGCTTCGGTCAAGGCGTTTACGGTGAAAAGGTCTTCGGTGTTCATGGTGTTCCTTTCGGTTCAGATGTCAGTGGTCATGGGGCTGTAGGGGCAGACCTGCGCGTCTGCCCAATGTCAGAGCCTTTCGCGGACGACAATGCCAAGCGCAATCAATGCCGCTTCGCCCGCCGCGATTTCTGTGTTCGTCGCGCCGTCCGGCCATACGAGCCTGTCCCTGGCGACGATTGCTCCGCGAGCGATCACGACGCCGGGTTTTGTCTCGCCGCCGGGGGATTCCTCAATCAGCACTGCATCCGCCAGCGCGGTAGCGGCGGCGGTGACGGGCGCATAGTTGCCGCCGGTTCTGGCAAGCACGGTTCCGATTGGATACGTGGGCGTATGCGCGGCGATAGGCACGGATTCACGGCTCCATTGATGATCTATTTCCTTCAGCAGCAGGTCGGAGAGGACGGGTTTTTTGGTATTCATGTGGGTTTTCCTTTCGGGTCAGAGGTCAGTAAACAGTGGCCAGGCAGGGGCTTATCGCGCCCGGCGTTCAGCGTCGGCCAGGAGCGGGTTGACAGCGGCGGCTGGCGCGCCCTTGTTCGTATGCGCGGCTGTACTCACCACCACCGGCTGGGCGGCGATATAGCGGGCAAAGCCTTCCGGGTTATTGCGGTATTCATCCCGCACAAAGTCTTCCGAGCATGGGGGGAGTATCCCGGCCTTTTTTGCGGCTTGAATTGCCACTTCCAATTGCTCGGCATTCACCTTGTCCACAAAATCGGCATGAGTTTTTGCGAGGGTTGAGTGCGCCTTCATGACCCGATCAAGCTCAGTGCGCGGCACAAAGTCGGCCTTATGCGCTGCCGCCTTCATCGCGTTCATGAAATTGCCGTCTGTGAGGCTTGTCATGACTTGCGGCAAACGCGCATCGTCCGGCAGCGACAGGCTTTGCCGCATGGCGGCGGTTTCAGGAGCGGAGAGCATGGCTATTAGCTTTTCGAGTTCGCCAGCAATCTCCTTTTCGGTCGCCGTGATTGGCAGACCGATGAAATAGCGCAGGCGTTCCAGGATGTCTTCCATCTGGTTTCCTTTCGTGTGGATTGAAGTGGAGAGGCTTGCATCTGTAAGCAAGGCTCTGTTGATAGCTGTCAAATGTAGATTCGGGTGATTGGTAAGACCCGCGCCGACCAGGGCGATAACGCGCCCGGTGTTGATTTCATATTTGAAGACCGGCGAGAGATAGCGGTATTCGCGCTCTTTAATCATTTCCGCCGCTTTATCCGTCCATTCGACCGTGCCCCAAAGACCGTCCTCGCGGGCTTCGATGGCGGTTATCCATCCGGCGGCGGGCGCGGGCTGACCGTTATTGGCGGTATGAATGGATTGATGCTCGTAGTCAATGGCGAGCGACATACCCATAGCCGTAAAGGCATTCGTTACAGCTTCCGCATCAAGGAAGTTAGGGCCACGTCCGTCGCGTCCTGTAAAATTACCGGCGGGAATCAGGTGGACTTGCGTGAGGTCGTTGCCAGGCTCCCATTCCGGCATCTCGTAGAGATGCGCGGCGACAGAAAGCTCGGAAGCCCCCTTTACAAAGGGGGTTGCCGCAAGGTCAGGGGTTGAATTTACCGTATTCATGCCCGGAAGCGTACCGAGCATGAATGCGATTTGTCAGGGGGACAGCTGTCGGGAAAAACTTAGAAAGCAGTGATTAGGGGGCAGAACATCGTAGGGGCAGACCTGTGTGTCTGCCCAACATCGGGCGAACACACAGGTTCGCCCCTACGGAACCCTGTCCTCTGCCTACGCCTACGCCATCCTATGCCTGGTCACGGTTACGCCTTCGGCAATCTTGGTTACGGTTTTGGTTCCCGTTCTGGTCGGTTGCGGGTGGCCGGATAACATAGGCAGCGGCGTAGCAGGGAGGCTCGGATGCGCCGCTCCATCGCCCTCTATGAAGGCGGACGCGCCGATGCCGACTGCGCGAATATGATCTATCTCGACCTTGGCGCTGTTGATGATGGTCTGGGCGGTGTCGTTGATCGCCCTGGCCTGGGCAGGTTCCATCTCCCCTGCCTTCAAGGAGCGCAGTGTGCCGAACAGCACCTCGCGCAGTTCGTTGATGTCGTTACTCATGATTGATTCTCCTCTTCAAGTTTTTTGATTCGGCGCGTCACCGCGCCGCGCAGAAGTATGACCTTAACAATCTCCGGGCCGTATTTCCTGTAGTGATTCCGGCGCATAAGATCGGCGCGGCTGATAAGTTCAAGGTTGTCCAGGGTGATATTCCGCTTGTCGCCATCCTTGAATATGACGGCATGATCAGGCGGGATCGCGCCGTTTGCCTCTTCCCAGAGCAAGCGGTGAACAAAGCGCCAACGCTTGTGCATCGGCACTTCGTCAGTGATTTTGCGTTGCAGGAATCCGTCGAATAGCCGCTCCGTGCCGATAGGCTTGTATTGCTCCAGCGCCCGCCCGCCACGCTCGCCCGGCTTGAATTGAGTTGCCTTGCCGCCAATAACCATTCCTTTTGTTCCCTTGCTCCACGGGACATGCCCTGGCTTGAAGCGTGTAGCGACATTCTTCTCATGGCCTTTTTGCAAACGCCCGCCCGCCGGACTGGCGAGAAATGCGGCGCTCTTCTTCAGGCCGAGCCTGCGAGCCTTGCCGTAGATACACTCGACGTTGCGCTCAAACCGCGCGGTCAGTTCAACGGTCGGCGTGTCCGGGTACAGACGCCTCAACTCGGCGATCTCTTCATCCGTCCATAATTTACGCGGCGGGAGAATGCCTTTGCTTTTTGTCATTCAAGCCACCGCTCAACGCTTCTGCTGGTCATACCGAACTTGAGCGCAATCTCGTGAATGGCCTGGTCGTGGGTATAGCGATACATCGTCACCAGGCATTGATATTCCTTGTCCGCAGCTTCCTTTGATGCAGCCGTCTGCGCGCCTTTCAGATTCGGGATGTAGAGACGGCAACCGCGATACCGCTGCATCATGCGGCTTGCCGCTTCTTCTCCCACGACTTCGGCCAGTTGCGCCCAGCGTCGCTCGCCCGCCTGATTGCCGCCGCCCTCGACCGAGGGCATGGGAAATTCCAGGCCAGGCCATTCCGCCATCAATGCCGCCGCCGCTTCAAGGCCGCAGACAGCCACCAGTTCCCGCGCCGTATCGGGAAAATTCGGGAACCGCATCAGACGGGAAAGCAATTCAGGGGTCATGGGGATGCAGGGGCAGACCTGTGTGTCTGCCCTAAGGGCGAACATGCAGGGGCGACCGTCATGCGTCGCCCGCATCCGGCAACCTGTCTTCTGATATGAGTATCAAGCGCGGCGATGATTTTGATAAGCGTCGCCTCGTCAGAGAATTCAAGGAGAAGCTCTACATTGTCATGCCCCTTGATACCGGCCATCTGACTGGCGATACCCTCGATGTAATGCTTGGGCATAACCTTGACCGGCGGGGTTTGCATCTGCCCCAACGCTTCCGCCAGACGGTAGATTTTTTTGAGGTACGGCTGACGCGACGCGGCGGCGCGAAAGACAAAACGCCATTCGGATGCAAGGGCAGATACAGGTTCGCCCCTACGTCTGTTCAGGCGATCAAGCACCTTGCCGATTTCCGCCGAGGAGCAGTCTTTGAGGGACGCCTTGCCCGTCACCTCCCGCACGATGTCGCGGCGCATGTCGTCGTCAATCCCTTGCGCCTTGCAGGCCGCGAATACGGCTCGCATACAGGCGGCATGGTAGCCGCCTGCCTGGGTTTTACGAACGGCTATCATGTCGTCACCCCCGCGAACAGGTCGCCGGTTGAGGTACAGCGCGGCGGGGGAATGGAGCTGTCTGTCGGCGCGAATGCCGTGCAGCATGGTATGCCAAACTGGTCAAAGCGCCACTCAACAGGGTATTCAGGGTCATCGGCGGACAATGCAAAAGTCTTGCCGAGTATCGGACAATACTCTTCGTCTTCCGGCTTATCGCGCTGGCATCGGAAACACCAGTGCTCCATGAAGTTGTCGCCTTCCGTGCCGTTCGACGGGCGATATTTTTCGATAATGGTTTCCATTATCGCCATGCCGATCTGGGCGGAAAGTGACTCCTGACCACTAACAACTGATTCCTGTCTCATGTCGCCACCTCCGATTTCTCGCCGCCCAGGGCTTCTATGAGCGCAGGCAGGAAATGAACAAACTCGCCAGTCATCAATGCGAATTCGGCATCAAACAGTTCCTCTGCGGTTTCCACCTCTTCCAGTTCTTCTTTCAGCACATCCAGAAACTCCAGACGCTTGATCTCCCCTTTTTCGGTCAGAACGAAGGAAAGACGGTCGTCATAGGTAAGCGCAAGACGGGTCGGAAACTTGCCCGCCTGCAAATGGGCGCGAATTTCCGGCAAGGTCTCATCCCGCAAGGAATGGCGCACATAGCGCACCGCCGCTTGTTCCCCGGTTGCGGATTTCAACTCGCAATCCCGATCAATGGCAAAAGGCGCATCCCCCGACAACAGCCATTCCGTCATTGCCAAAGCGGGTGAAAGCCGCATGGATAAGAGCTTGCAGGGAAAATCATCCAGACAATCGCCCAGAGCTTCCAACACTTCTTCCGCTTTCTTTTGACTGCCCGCGTCAACTCCCAGCCAGCCATGCGCCGGGTCTATCCATACAAAAGTTTTACGCCGACAGGCAAAGGCTCGCGGCAAAAGTTCGTCCCAGACCTTTGCCTGTAAATCTCTCAATGCCTTGCGCCCCGGCGTAAAGCCTTGCTCCTGCGCGATCTTTTCCGCTCGCGCCTGAACTTCCTGACGAACGACAAGCGAGGATAAAAGCCTTGTTTCCGTCTCCAGGGCAAGCAGCCATTGCCCGCCGATGGCATGTATCAATGTTTCCGGGTCACGCGCAGGACGGGGCGAAACCCAGCCCCGGCTTGTCGCCTCGAATGCGCCGCAAGGCTTGAACCGCCCTCGCGCAAGTTGTGCATTCAGCGCATCGGCGCTTATCTGCCAGGGCGCGGGCAAGCGATAAAGATGTAGATTCTTGAACATCATGTCGCCACCTCCACTTCAAACGGCGTGACGGAAAAATCCTCAACGCCGGTGACGACCGTGATTCCGGCAATGCCCGCGACGGCGGCGGGTTCGGCAAGAATCGCGTCCTTGTTGATCTCCACTTTTTCACGCAGGAAGCGGGAGAGGCCGAGCATCCGCAAGGCTTCGATCACCTTGTCCTGCCCGCGCACAGAGACCGAGGGCGGGCGTTGCCGCCATTGGACTTCGCCGGTGATGAGATTGGCGGTCTTGCCTTTCGCCCCGCAGAGCAGGGCGCGGTTGGCTTCCGCCCATCCCTGAACGCCGGATGTCAACGTCTCAATCCTCTCTTTCAGGGCGTCAATTTCACCCTTGTTCGCATCGGTGATTTTCGCTATCGCGTCGTTCATCTCGGTTTCCAGACGCTTCAGTTGACGCTGCACATCGCCCAGCGTCTTGATTGCGCCCATTGCCTCGTCTTTCGTTTGGCAGACGTAGATGGCGGCGGTTTTCTTTGCTTTGGTCATGGTGAATCTCCTTAAAATCGGGTTGCTTTGAAATAGGCGGCGCGCCAACTGACGCCAAGGTTGCGGCGGATGCGCCACACCCTCTGCCAGCGGCAGACGAGCATGAAGAGGGACACGCCGCGCCATGACAGCCAGAGTTGCAGTCCGCAAATGGCGGTCAGAATAACGATCAGCAGGGTTTGTAAATTGCCGTCCGCAGGACTCATCTCGCTCCCCTTAATGCCTTGATGGTTTCAGCATGGGCTTCCGTCACATGCGCGGCGGTTATGCTCTTGCCCAGGCCGACCGATGCGTTCAGGATGACCATCAGCCAGTTATCTACCGCGAGCGGATAGGCGTAACTCCGCCCGCTCCTGTCAGTCAGGAGCCTTGATAATTCATCCACGGCGGCGGGTTCCAATACATTCGTCGCAAGGCCGAGCCGGTGATTGATGTAGCCGGACAGGCTCTTTCCCAAAGGCGGCAGATGCACGACTTCGCACCTCTGCCAGACTTCGCGCACACTCTGGTCATATGGACTTAGACGATCCGCAAGCTCCGGCTGACCGAGGAGCACAATGGAGAGCATCGGCCTTTGCAAGCCTTTCACGGCGGGGTTTTTCATCTCCAAAAATCTTTTGAGATGCCGCAAGGTCGGCTTGGGGAGGCAGTGTGTCTCTTCGATAATCAGCAAGTGCCGCCGGTTCTTCGATGCCGATTGGGAGTCCGCCAGACACGCCGCGACTTGTTTTAATTGCGCCTCCGCCGTCTGCCGTTGTTTTATCCCTGGCGCGACTTCGGCCATGATTGCCTGGACGATGTCCGCGCCCTTCAGGGTTTTACCGGCCTTGTCGGTTTCTTCCATCCGCTGGGTATGCGGCTCGATAACCACGACTTCGCCCTCGGCGGCAAGGTCGGTGACAAGCAAATCCTTCAGGGTAGACTTGCCGCTGCCGGATTCGCCAATGACCGCAAGCAGGCCGCCATATCTGGCCTTGGCAAGCATGTGCTCATAGACCACGCGCATGTCGCCGCCAAGGAATACCGCTTCCTTCCGGTCGGGCGGCATGAAGCAATTGCCGGAAATATGAAACGCCTGCCGTGCCGCTGGCGTTAAAGTGGGTTTTTGGATTAACATTTCTACCTCCTGAAAAAGTTGATGAGAAACTGCTTCGGGATGCCCGCCGGACGCCGCAACCCCGTCCGGCGGGTTTTCTTCAATTTGAACAGCGTTCAAATTTCGCTTTGGCTCTTCACAGGATGCGGGCGGGCGGTTGCCGCGTATCTCAAAATGCGCGGCATGAACGGCAGCCATGACCCTTTCCGCCTTGTCCTTGTTTCTGATCGGTAAATACCCCTGCCGGATGGCGCGATACGCCACGGCAGGATTGACACCGGCGCGGCGGGCAAGCTCACGCACCGGAAAGCCCGCCTGCTTAAGCGCGACACATGCCAACTGAAAATCACATTGCGACGACATTGGGATGCTCCTCGGTCTGGTTCTGGACAAGGCGATCAAGCGCGTCCTGCGGGACGCCGTTCGGGTATCGTTGACAAAGCCACTCGTAGAACTCCGGCTGCCAAATCCGCCCGGCGGACTCGGTGGCTTCCTTGACTATCCGAGCGGCGCGAACGGTCGGGATGATTGAGGGGGCGACTTCCACGGCTGGCAAGGTGTTGTCCGGGGTAAACCGCAAGGGCAGCGGGAGCACGTTTACGGTTGCTTGCTTGTGCTGCTCGACTTCGGCGAACGGGTCCAATGCGCCCATGAATGGGTCTAAATGACGGTCTTTGACAAGCAGGCGTTCCGCATCCGTCAGGGTCTTTGCGCAGGTCGCCGCTTTGTCCAGGCGTTTCTGCGTCCTGACCGCTTCCGTATCCGGCGGCGATTTGTATTCCTCACCCACGATGGCAGCCATGTCCGAGTATTGGTACGTCCCTATAGACACCACTTCATCCAGCGGATAGTGGGTCTCCGTGCCGTCGTCGTTTATTTCGATGGCCATGACGCCGCCGCCCGCCAGCGGCGCGTAGCAAAGGGAGAGCTTGCTTCCGATCTCAATCCCCGGAACATGGGCGCAGCGGTATTTTTTCCCGTCAAGCTGCACGGTCAGATCGCCCTTGACCTGCGCCGTAACCGGACGGCTTGTCGCCAATTGCTTCAAGGTGGCGGCGGGCGCGGTCTTGATAAGTTGCTCGGCGGTGATTGTTCGCCATGCGGCGAAGCGGGTCATATTGTGCCGGGTGTGAATCCGGGTCTCGTTGAACCAGATTTGATAGTCATATGCGGCTTGATTCAGGCTCGAAAAATCGGTAATCCGGTCGCGGGCAAAAGACAGCCAGCCTTCAAATTTCATCTCCCATAGATTGTTGGCCTGCTCGACCTGGCCTTTTGCCCTGGGATTGCCGGGCTTGTTGACTATCAGTCTGACCCCCATTCGGGCGCAGAAGCGACGGACAAGACCAGAGGCGGTCGCGCCCGGATCTACCATTATCATGACCGGCTTGCCGTGCATCGGGTCATGCGGGTTTTCTTTTTCCGCCATCAGCCATGTCAGAAAATCAACGGTATGCTCGCCACTCTCGGAATGCGGGTAATACCTGACCCGAATCACTCCGCTGGCATGGTCAGTCATCACATAGCGAATGACGCGAAACTTCTCGATTGCCTTAAGGTTTTGCGGCTTGTTTTTGTAATGGACGGCTTTGTTCAACGGGACAATGGCATTTCCTTCTCCGTCTTTTCCGCCCGGCAGATAGAAGAGAATGCAAACGGAGGCGTCAACCTGCCAGCACCAGTTTGGATGCGGACTGGCCAAAGGCTGATACGGTCGAGGCTTGCGCGCGGTCTTCAAGGAAAGACCGTAAGCGTCCATTGCGCGCGAGATGGCGGAATCGGAAAGCGCGATGATTTCTCCGGTTGCCGGATCAATTCGCTCCGCCCGAATCAAGCCGTTTGCCCGCAATTTGCCAATCGCGTCCGCCAGAGTGCGAACCTCTTTGTCATTTTCCTTTTGTGCGCGAAGCAGAGTTTGCAGCACGGCCTCGCACTCTTCCTTGCTCACGGAATGCAGTCCGGCATCGGCGCGCCTCTTGCGAACCGAATAGCGATGCTCTTTCAGCCAGCGGTGAATGGTCTGCGCCGTCACATCCATTGATTGGGCAGCGGCCTTGATCAGCCCGGACTTTTCCCCGTGCGCGGCCATATCCAGCCGCTCGGAAAGGCGGGCAAGTTCGGCGTGTTGCGCTGGCGTGGGCATGGCGGCAGAGTTATCCGTTGTCATGGTCGTATACGTTGCCGTCTGCAAGGCCGTCGTCGGAGTTTCCGCGTTGCAGAGCGGCTCGGATGATTTCCCTGCCCTCCGATTCGTCATCATCCACCGCGTCTATACCGCCGCCGACAGGCACATTGAAGCGTTCCGCCGCCATTCGACAATAAGCGAACAGGCGACGTAATGAAGCGTTTGCCGTCTGCTCGAATACCGGATGACAGGAAATTTCGCAGTCTTCTTTCACGCCAAGCGCGCGGGCATAAAGGGCGATGCATGATTCCGCATCAATGATTGCAAGCTCCGCCTTGCGTACCGATTCATCAAGATTGTTCAGAGCCGTCTCTGCTTCGCCCGGCTCCGTATCGCTCCCGTTGCTTTCCGCGCCACGCTTGATGCTCTCCTCCTGTAGCTCGTTTATGGTTTTGTCCTTGTTTGCAATGACAGCTTTTTTGGCTGCAATTTCTTCTTTTAGCTCGTCCCGTTCCTTGAACAGCTTTGCCATGACCTCGGTAACATAATCCACGACCGCTTCCCTGTCTTCGGCATTCTCAATGACGGTGCGGACGGCTTCCTTTTCCGATTCCGGCAACAACTTGATGGCGGCATAGTCTCGCTGTTGTAGACCAAGCCGCTGAGCTTTGTCGAATAGTTCTGCTCCAATCATGCGAAAGTTGTAAGAAATCTCTTGCATTCTCCGGTAAGACAGACCAAAACGTTCTTCGCAGAATTCGTTAAAATCCTCATAAAAGTTGCGACCGTCGCAACTTTTTAGGGGGCGCATAGTCTTCCAAGCCCTTGATTCCTTTGCTCTTTGGTATGCTTCTATACCGACTTTTGTTGCGACGTGTCGCAGAAAATCGGCTGTAATTAATGCGCCGAAGTTTTGTCCAAGCTCGAAGATCGCTTCTTGGCTGTCTTGTTGCATGTTAATGACAGCCTGATTGCCATCGGCTGCCGCCAATTCAGATGGCGCTTTTGGGGCGGGGACTCTTTTAGACGGCCGAGGATTTGCAGGCGCAGACACAGCGGGTCTGTTGGATGGCATGATGATGGGAGACATGGACATGATGTTTCCTTTCAGGTTGGGATGCGGGTGTAATTGACGGCGACCTCGGCGGTGCGTTCCTGCACCGCCTTCAGGCCAGAATAAAAATGGTGGAGCAATTGATACGGGCGGCTGCCAAGCGTCCAGCGTCCATCGCGGGACTGCTGCGCCCATCCTGCCGACTCGAGGGTTTTGAGGTCGCGCCACACCGTGGATTGAGCAACGCCGGAAGCCATTAAATCCGTAACCTCTTTCAACGGCAGCCCGATAATTTCGTTTCCGGCCAGGACTTCAATTAAGGAGAGCAGGCGCAGTTGAGCGGATAGAGGGACGTTTTTGGCAAGCCGCGCCTCCTCATGAATTTGAGAGGGACAAGTCATACCGCCCTCCTTGCCGTGTCCGGCTTAAGGCCAAGGGCAATGGCTACGCGGTGCGAGCGTCCGTACTTGCCCTTTAATTTGCCGCGTAATAGGTCAACAACATCGAAGCGGGCGAAGCCGTGCGCGTTCGCCCATGCCTGAATGGCAACGCCATTTGCGGAAAACCAACGCCGCGCCGATTGCGGCGTTTGCGGATATGGAAGAGTTGCAGCGTTCATTATTTTCTCCGTGGTAATATGTGGCTTTTTCAGAATTGCCTTGGAACGGACATGACCATCTACGAAGGGTTGCAATTGCTGGCTCCCGTTGTGATTGCGCTAATCAATGCTGCTGCCTTGATAGTGGCGACGAGATTGAGCACTAAAGGAAGAAGCCACCACCAAGAGAATGAGCAAAGCGCGACAAACACGCCCCAAGAAAACCCTGTGCTGGAAGCAGCCAAAGCTACGACCAAAACATTCAGGGTACAGATGCTTGGCCTTGCCTGCGGCGCCTTCGGAGTCGTCGGCATGTTGCTGATCTCGTTATTGTTCAGAGAGGTCACACCAGGCATAGCCGCATTACTGCTGATGAGTGCGGTGTATTTGCATGTCGGATGGCTACTTGTTGTGCGAGACTTGAAATGATTACGCAGCAGCATTTTTTCCGTCCTCTCGTGGTTTGTTGTGGAAGCGTGTGGTTATTATGGTAGAAAGATTCTACGATGTCAACTGATTCTGTAGAAAATTTTGCTTTTCGCTTGCGCGAAGAGATAGATTCCAGAAGGATGAGCCTTGCAGATGCGGCTAGAGCGGCTGGTGAACCGGGATTGCAGCGGATCAAAGATGTAGTTTCTGGAAAACAGAGATGCCCGATTGACCTCTTGGCAAGATTGGCGGATGTGGTGGATGTTCTTTACATCCTGACCGGTGAGCGTGGAGGTGCGGTATCTCCAGACGAGCATGAGCTTCTCACGCTCTATCGCGCCGCGCCGCTTCCGGTCAAAATGGCAGCCGTGGGCGCACTTCAAGGCGGCAGTCAGCCACCAATACATACAACCATTGCTGCATCAGGCAGCGGCAGCATTGCCGCTGGCGGCAAAGTCCAACAATTCAATGGCCCCATCAGCGGCGGGAACTTCGCCGGTAGAGATGTCAACAACAGGAAAGGTAAAACATGAATCAAGAATTCAACGGCCCCATCAGCGGCGGCACTTTTGTCGGCAGGGATGTCAATATGATGTGTACTGGCATTGATCAGTGCCCACATCTGATTGATGAGGCACATCGGCAAAAACTTTTTGAAGAAAGGACAGAGATTCGAGATTGTCCGCGCAAAGTGCGGGAAACGTTTCTGCGCCTGATGGAGGATTTTCACTTCTCGAAGGAACAGCTTCGTGCTGCATGGAACTACCGCGTTCTCACCCACGACAATGGCTGTATCAAGCTGGAACCAAGCCAAGTGAATTTTTGGCATGCCGTTTATGTCATTATCGCTATGTTTGCGGTTTGGCTTGTGACCAGCATTTTCTTTCTGCTGAGTCGGCATGACATAACTCATTGGGCGGCATGGTTGGGCGTGTCTTTAATATTTGTCTTGGCCATCTTCGGATATGATCGTACCGAGTTCTCCCCGCGCCGCGCCGCCAAGAAGGTCATGGTCGCCTTGTCCAACATTGAAGACAAGCCGGATAAAGATAAGTAAGCAATCACCGCCAAGGAAACGAAAATGAAGTTCGTGCTATACATGTTTCTGCTGCTCTTTTGGTTCATAGCGACTGTTTGGCTGTTGATAGCATGGATCAATACGTCCAAGGCCAAGAAAGAAGCAGAATCATTGCTGGAACAGTTAGGCGCTGATGCGGCTCTGCTCAGTCGGCAATTTGATGAGTTAGGCGATGATGCGGCTCGGCTCAGTCGGCAATTTGATGATGAAACTGCCAAGCTTACGCAGGAAATTACACAACTCAAAAAGAAGCTGAGTGCTGCGGATGAAGAAATTTCCAGTCTGAAAATATATCGGGTGATTCAGGATGTAGAAAAGCATGTCCTGGCCGCAGAAGAAAAGGCTAAAGAGCGGCTTGCAGCAGCCAATGCTGCCGCGATGAAGCTGATAGCAGACGCAAAGGCTGAATTAGCCAGAGCCAACAAGGAAGGCAGGGAAAGACGGGCGAAAGCAGAAGAAGACGCCAGCAAAAAACAGGCAAAAGCCGAAGCGTTGCTTGAATCCGCCGCGCATGACGCACATGCAATTATCAGCAGGAGCAAGGAACAGGCAGAGAAGATAGCAGGCGATGCTTACAGGGCGCTGGAGCGCGAAACAGAGCTGCGCGAGGCTGTTGACGCAATGGAAAGGCGGCTCAAGGGCTATGACAAGAACCAATTTGTTGTACCCCTATACAGCGTACTGGACGAACTGGCGGCAGAGTTTGGTTTTAAGGACGCCGGAAAAGCTCTTGAGCATGCTCGATCCGTTACCCGTTCGATGGTGTTAACCAAGCGCGCAGCAACTAGCGGTTATTCAGAGACAAACCGCCGTGAAACGGCCATTGCCTTCGTGCTTGACGCCTTCAATGGCAAGGTTGATTCAATTCTGGCAAGAGGAAAAAAGGATAATGTTGGCACACTGGAACGGGAAATAAGGGATGCCTATGCGCTGGTCAATGAGCTTGGCAGTGCATTCAGGGTTACGCGCATACTCCCGGAATATCTGGAAGCGCGCATCCATGAACTGCAAGCAGCCGCAGTTGTCAGAGCATTGAAAGAGCAGGAGAGAGAAGAACAACGCCGTCTGCGCGAGATGATGCGTGAAGAAGAGCGCGCCCGCAAGGAATATGAACGTGCCATGAAAGAAGCCGCAAAAGAAGAAGAGGCCATTCGTAAAGCGATAGAGAAAATACAAGCTCAGGCAGCGGAAGCAAACGAAGTACAGCGGGGAGAGTTTGAGGCGAAACTGCGTGACATGGAAACCAAACTGGCGGAAGCGGAGGCAAAAAATCAGCGGGCAGTTTCAATGGCGCAGCAAACCCGCATAGGGCATGTCTACGTAATTTCCAACATCGGTTCATTCGGTGAGGATGTATTCAAGATTGGCATGACCCGCCGCCTTGACCCGCTTGATCGTGTTCGTGAGCTTGGGGACGCATCAGTCCCATTCGAGTTTGATGTTCATGCGATTCTCTACAGCGAGGATGCTCCGGCATTGGAACGCGCTTTGCATCATAGTTTCTTACGGCTACAAATGAACAAGGTAAATCCTCGCAAAGAATTTTTCCGGGTTACGCTTGAAGACATCAAACGTGAAGTTGAGGTGCACGGCATTGAGGCTCAATGGACAATGGTAGCCGAGGCGCAAAGCTGGCGGGAAACTCTCAGAATTGAGGAAGAAATGCGGAAGAGCGCCGATGCAACGCGAAGGTGGGAAACATACCAACATGAATTGGAAGAATCCGCCGAGGCGCTTGATACGGGCGATTAATCCCCGCAGATTCTCCAGACCCAACCCGGCACATGCCGGGCTTTTTGTTGGGCTTGGTTTTTCCCGACACTTGTCCCCCTGACGGCCTCGTAGTGAGGCCGTTATTGTGTGCGCGTAAAAGACGGCGCGACCCGCCGGAGTGCTGTAACACCCCGACAGGCCGCCTCCCGCAAACCTTACTTGCGTTCAGCCAGGACGCCGACAGTGTACACACTGCGGGGTCGACGCTATCACGAAAGTTTCAACAATGCAGGACATAAGATGCGGGACGTGCCAGAAGAAACTGGCAGAGGCGGAAGCCACAGGCCGTTTGTCAATTAAATGCTGCCGTTGCAAAACGGTAAATCACTATGCAGGTCTTGAGCCTCAACTCATGAGCGCCGCCGAGCGCCAGGCTCAAGGAAAACCTGACCATGCAAATCACGCAAGATGTTAAACGCTCCGCATTGCGGTACTTTGGCGGCAAATGGGCAATCGCGCCCTGGATAATCGAACACATGCCGGAACACCGGGTCTACGTCGAGCCATTCGGCGGCGCAGCCTCGGTGCTGCTACGCAAGCCCCGCTCAAAAATAGAGGTCTATAACGACCTGGATGAAGAGATCGTTAGCCTGTTTCGTATCCTGCAAGACCCTGTCCAGTACCGGGAACTGTTCCGGCGGCTGTGCCGGACGCCATACGCTCGCCGCGAATTCATGCTGGCGTTCAAGTCCACGCCAGACCCGATCATCCGCGCCCAACGCGCCATCATCCGGGCTTACATGTCATTCCACCATACCGCGCTCTTCAACCCGAAAAAATGCACTTTCGCCGACGCCCGCCATCGGCACGGCGGTCATGCCAAGTCGCATGAATGGAGCACCTATCCGCGCCATCTGGCGAGCGTCTGCCGCCGGTTATCCGGCGTGTTGATCGAATGCCGCGACGCGCTTGACGTGATCCGGGTGCAGGATACCCATGATGCCCTGTTTTTCGTCGATCCGCCATATGTACACAGCACCCGGCGCAAAGGCACGAATTATCGGCATGAGCTTGACGACGCCCGCCACATCGAACTGCTGACGCTGCTTAAGGGCATCAAGGGCAAGGTGATGATCTCCGGTTACGCGAGCGAGCTTTACGACGACATTCTTTCCGGCTGGCAACGCCACACCCGCAAACACTACGCCGCCGCGTCCGGCCCGAAGGAGCGGACGGAAGTCTTGTGGATCAAGTAAGTGGCGCGGTTGCCACTCCTGCAAAAAGGTTGCAGCGGGCGCAAGAAAAGACTTGGCTCTTTGGCAGAGGAGCGCGTTACTGGCAGTGTTCCAAACACCTCACAGCAAAAGGAGAGCATCATGAGCAAAACCGAACAACGCCTGCTTGATTATCTGGCTGGATATACCCGCAACAACCCGAACAATCTGGCGCATGTAATCGAATACCCGGACTGGCAACGCATGGCTCGCCACGAACTTGACCGGCGCGCCGCCAGAATGCTTGAAACGCTACAGGATGACGAACTGCGGGCTATAGCCACCGGCTCAATCAACCTTGCCGATCTGGCGAGGCGGCTACCGGCCTGACTACTGCTAAAGCCCCGGCACATGCCGGGGTTTTTTGTTTGGCTTGGTTTTTCCCGACAACTGTCCCCCTGACGAATCGCATTCGTGCTCGGTACGCTTCCGGGCATGAAATGCTCTGACTGCCTCCGTTTCGAGAAAGCCTATTACTACCGGGCCGGTGATATGCCGGATTCGCCGCATGGCTTTTGCAACGCCGGTTCAACTCCGATTGAGCGCGGCAAGCTGATCCGCGAGACCAACGAATGTCGTTATGACCCGCCGCGCTTCGTCCTGAAGGTCAAGTCATGAGTATCAAAGACCTTATCAAAAGCCGCTTGAAGCTCCTGGATCGCGAAACCGCCGCCGAGATACGAGCCTGGCTTGACGCTTCTCTGGAAGAAAATCTGTTCTTTGTTGCCAAATACGGCGCATGGGAAGAAATAAAATGGTTTGCCTGCTCCCTTGTCGGCTTGCTCAAATCTGTTGGCAAGCTAATCATGTGGGCGCTTTTTCTTGCCGCGCTTTGCATCACGCTGGTTTTGGCAAGGTTATTCGCCTGGACGCGGGAGAAATGGACAAAGCTGACCGCCTGGGTTCGGGCGAGGGAGAGGGGCGGCGATAATGGATGATCTGCGCCTGCCTGTCGCTGTGCTTTCCATCTCCGCCGCCGGACTGATAGGCGTCATAGTCTACGAGGGATACAAGGGCGACGCCTATATTCCGACCAGGGGCGATGTGCCGACCATCGGCTTTGGCAGCACGGTCAGAGCCGACGGCTCGAAGGTGGCAATGGGAGACAGGACAACTCCCGTAGAGGCGCTTAAAACCACGCTAATCCATTTGCAAAAGGATGAGGCCGCATTCAGGGGCAGTCTGCCTGGCGTCCTTATGACCCAGGCGGAATACGATCTGTATCTGGATTTTGTCTATCAGTACGGCATGGGCAACTGGCTTAAATCATCCATGCGGCGTGAATTGCTTGCCAACCGTCCCCAGGCCGCCTGTGACGCGCTCCTTTTATACCGCCGCGCCGCCGGACGGGATTGTTCGCTCCCGCAAAACCGGGGGCCTGACGGCTGCAAAGGCGTGTGGACGCGCCAACAGGAACGCCATCAAAAATGCGTCAAGGCGGTAGGGAATTCAGGGATCAGGAATCAGGGATCAGGGATCATTCAGGCAGGAGGCGGCGATGCTTAAGAAACTTGGGGACTGTCTGATCGACTTGCTCTGGAATTACTTTGGCGTGTTCGTGGCTGTCGCTCTGCTTGCGCTGGCAGGAACGGCGGGTTGGACAATCAACGGCTGGCGTTGGGAAGCCAAATTCGCCACCCTGCAAAAAGACCACGCCGAGGAAACGGCGGCGCAGAGCCTCGCCGTTATTTCCGCCATAGAACAAGTACGAGAGCTGGAAAAACAGGGTAATGAAATAGCGGCGCGGCTGATAGAGGTCGAGGCCGCCCGTAAAGTACTAGCGAAGGAGAGAGACAATGCCATCAAAGCTCTTACTACTGGCGAGCCTTGCCTTGCCGCTCCTGTTGTCCGCCTGCTCAACGACCCCGTCGGCTCCGGCGTTGGTTTACGCCTGCCCCCATCCTCCGGCAATTCTTCTGACCCCGATACCGCCCCTGCCGCCGATACCGTTAACACCGCTTACTTCGCCACCGATACAGATGTCGCCCTCTGGGCAAGGAACGCCCGCGATGAGCATGACGCCTGCCGCGCCCGAATAGACGCGCTGCGGGATTTTTTTCAGGGGCGGCCATGAACCTGACCGAGGAGCAAATCCGTCTGGCGCAAGTGATTGCCGGATATGAGGCGGCTCTTGCCATTGACCGCGATGAACCGAGCATGAAGGGCTTTTTGGTCTTTTACGAGGCTACCCTTCCCGCAGACAAGAAAGCGTTGCTGGCAGAGTACGAGGCCGTCAAGGAAGCTATCAGGATCGAGGCCATACGCATTCTCACCAAGTTGAATCGCGGCGAGTTGCTCCTCGTTTCCGCCGCCGAAGAAGAGGAAGGCGAAGATGATGATTAAATTCAAAGGAGAATTCTGATGGAAGCCGCGCCGCAAATGATCAATCTCGTAATCACTGCCGGGATATTTGTCTGGCTTTATGTCCAGAAGAAGAGCGACAAGACCAGCGAGCGTCTCGACCGAGCCGAAAGGGATCTGACGGAATTGAAGTCGTTGTTTCGTCATATGCCCAGTCACGAAGACCTTAAACAGGTCTATGAGTCGCTCAACAAGTTATCCGAGCAGGTCAATCAATTTATCGGAGAATCCAGAGCGCATGGCGAGTTCATGCGGATGCTTTTGAATCGGCTGACGGAAAAGGGACTTTCATGAACGAAGAAAAGACTACCGCCGCCCGAAGAATGCGGATTTTACTGGCGCTCTCGCTCCATACCGGACATTCGGCTATGCCCGCGAAGTTGCGTAATGAACTGGACGCGGTCGGCTATCCGATGACCTTGACCAGGCTGATGATGGACTGCGCCTTTCTGGCGGAACTGGGGCTTGTCGAATCGCCGGACAAGGGACAGATCGCGCTTACTGCCGACGGTCTTGATGTGGTACGCGGCCTTGTAAAACTGCCGGGACTTTCCGGGTAAAGCGCCATGAGCCTGTATCTTGACATCTCCGAGCCATGGAATGCCTTTCGCCGGGTAACGCTCGTGAATGGCAGCGCGGGAGGTCGCTCATTCTGTAGAGACGGACGCGGCAGCGTAACGCCGGAAGATTTTAAGCGTCAACGCTCCGCTTTCGTTGAGATTACGCCGCATGGCTTTTGCGACGGGAGGCGGCAATTCGACCTCCCCAGACTGGAACTTTGCCTCTCCCTGATTCAAGAGCCGGAAACGCTCGCGGGCAAGAGTGATGAAACGGTGGACGTCCTTGTCTTTGGTCAAGGGCTTTCTGATGTTGTCTACCTGCCTGCCACGATAGATTCTCTCTGCATCCGCTACAAAAAGGATTCGATCCGGCGAGGATGGGCGCGGCGAAATATCCACAAGTTCCCCGTCTGGGGAGCGCCAAACCGCATGAAACTCCGCTTCCAGCATTATCTTCGGGAACTCCCGGATTGCCCAGCCAAACACCGGCACGCCGCCCATGCGGGCGACCTGCTCCTCAATAAGCAGGAAACACTCGTTATAAGGCGCGTCATTAACCGGACGACAGGGGACAAAAACAGCATCGCCGTCAGCGACGACCTCGCGCGCGAAACTCTGCACATAAGGTTTGATCAGTTTCGGCGGCGCAACGACCCGATCCATCAACTCCATAAGTTTTTGCAGATGCGACATGATCCTGTAGCCCGTGATGAATTGGGCAATGATTATCTCATGGGAGGTTTGCCATGCGCCGTTCCAAGGTAAGCCAGCTCCCGAAGGCGGTGCTGGACGAATTGAACGCTCGTCTGGTCGCTGCCGGTTTCTCCGGCTATCGCGGTCTGGTCGAGTGGCTGAACGGTCAGGGCATTGACATTTCGCTTTCCGGTCTTTATCGGCACGGCTCCGGTCTGCAAAAGCAATTCGAGGACGCGATAGCGGACGCCCGCCGAACCCGCGAACTTGCGCGGGCAGTCAAGGAATCCGGCGAGAATGAAGACGGAGCGTTGATGCAGGTCGCTTCAGAAATCATGCAGGACAATCTTCTTCGCGTATCCCTGAAAGCCAAGGAGGAAGTAGAGGGCAACGACACCAGGGATTCCGCCGAAACGATGGCAACGATTGCCCACGCCTTTGCCAATGTCGGACGCTTTGACCTGTCGCGTCGCAAATGGCAGGCGGAAGTGAAGAAAAAACTGGACGCGCTTGAAACCAAAAGCAGGCATGACGGCATGTCGCTTGACATGGCGACACTGAACGCAGTCAAGGAGGCTCTTTATGGCGGATAAAATCGGCATTCTCTACCCTTATCAACGCCGCTATTTGCAGGATTCATCCCGCTTCAAGGTCGGAATGTGGTCGCGGCAGACCGGCAAAACCTTCACTACCACTCTGGAAGCGGTGCTGGACGCGCTGGATGCGGAAGCGACAGGCCGTATAGCCCGCTGGACAATCCTTTCCATCTCCCGCGACCGCGCCCTGGACGCGATGGAAACAGGGGTAAAGCTGCATCTCAAAGCCTTCAAGGCATCGTTTATCGCTCTGGATGTGCCGTTTTACGCGGATGAAACCGCGCACATGGTAAAACTCCCCGGCGGCTCCTACATTCGCGCCGTCGCCGCAAGGCCGGAGACCGCGCGCGGCATGTCCGACAATCTTATTCTGGATGAATTCGCGCATCATCACGACAATCGTAAAATCTGGACGGCCTTGTTTCCGGTCATTTCCAAACCCGGCCTGAAGCTCAGGGTAATCTCCACGCCCAACGGCAGGGGCGACAAGTTCTATGAGTTGATGAGTCATCCTGACTCGCTGTTTTCCGGGCATGTGGTGACAATTCATGACGCCATTGCCGACGGTCTGCCCCGCAATGCGGAAGAATTACGGCGCGGCATTGGCGACCCTGTCGCCTGGGCGCAGGAATACGAATGCCAGTTTGTGGATGGCGCGTCCGCCTGGCTGCCCTATGACCTGATTGACGCGGCGGAAGCGGACACGGAAACGCCGGATGTCAGGTCTGCCCCTGTATATATAGGAATGGACTTTGCGGCGCGGGGCGATCTTACCGTTATCGCCGTGCTTGCCCGTATTGGCGATGTGCTCTGGCTTGTTGAGTTGATTGAAATGCGCGAGGCCAAATTCTCCGAGCAGTTGGCAATGCTGGCGGAGATGTTCCGCTCATATCGGGTTATTTCCGCCGCCCTGGATCAGACCGGCATGGGAGAAATGCCGGTGGAAGAGGCCAAAAGGCGGCATGGGTCAAGCCGGGTGCAGGGCGTTATCTTTACATCCGCCGCAAAGCTGGAGATGGCTACCGCCTTGAAAGAAGCGATGGAAGACAGGCGGCTAAGGTTGCCTGCCGGAAACCAGGCGTTGCGGGCTGATTTGCACTCGGTAAGAAGGGTCGCAGGCCCTACCGGCATTCCAAGACTGGTGGCGGATCGGGATGATTCCGGCCATGCCGACCGTTTCTGGGCTATTGCCCTTGCGGTGACATCCGCCCGCGCCGCCGTTGAAGGCCCCTATGCCTACATGCCGGTACACCGACCGGGACGCTTCTCCATGCCAAAAGGAGCATGGTGATGGGGTCAGTAGACAGGAATCAGTGGACAGGGATCAGGAAACCCGCCAGAGCCGTCGGCGCTTTGCTGCGGACAAAGGAGCGGTCATGATCAATAAAATACTGGATTTATTTGGTCGCAAGGTTGATGTCAAAAACCTGAAGACGGCGCAGGCTGTGCCGTCCATGAGCCGCAAGGTTGGCCAGCATACTTCCACGCAGCTCCTTGATCCCATCAAGGCGGCGCGTATGCTTCGCGCCGCCGAAGAGGGCGATACTGTAGCCTATCTTGGCATTGCGGAAGAAATGGAAGAAAAGTATCTCCATTACGCGGCGCAACTTGCCACCAGAAAACGGGCGGTCGCGGGCTTGAAGCCGGAAATAACGCCCGCCTCGACAGACAGACGCGATGTTGAGATAGCCGAGTTCGTCCGCGAGCGGATTCCGGTGATTCACGCGGCGACGCTCGACCTTATGGACGCCCTGGGCAAGGGCTTTTCGGTATGCGAGATAATCTGGGACACGACCGGCAAACAATGGGTTCCGCGGGAGTTGCTCTGGGTTGACCCGCGCTGGTTCATCTTTGACAAGACGGACGGCAAAACCCTGCGCTTGAAGAGCGACCAGAACAGGGAAGGCGAGCCGCTGCTGCCCGGTCATTACCTGATTCACATGACCCGAGCCAAGAGCGGGCTGCCGATTAGGTCTGGCCTTGCTCGTAGCGCAATCTGGGCGTTTTTGTTCCAGAACTTTTCCATTCGGGAGTGGGTGGAATTCATTGAGCAGTTTGGCAGGCCACTCCGTTTGGGTCGCTATGATTCCGAAAGGATGAAGGATAATCCAGCCGACCTTGATGTATTGTTTGACGCGGTGCGTAGTCTGGGGTCGGACGCCTCGGCAATTCTGCCGCGCTCTATGGAGATAGAGTTTCATGACGCGGCGGTCTCCCGTTCTAACGCCGATCTCTGGCGCGGCCTTGCGGAATATCTTGACAGGCAGGTATCGAAGCTGGTGTTGGGACAGACCCTGACCGCCGAGACATCCGAGACAGGGGGCGGCGGCTTTGCGCTCGGCAAGGTGCATAACGACATCCGTCTGGACATTCTTGATGATGATGCCCAGGCGCTTGCCCGCACGATCAACCGCGACCTGATTCCCATTCTCGTGCGGCTCAATTTTGCCAACGTTACAACTCTGCCGCAATACACGCTGCGGGTGGAATACCCGGAAGACCTGACCGCGAAGGCGGCAATCGTCGAGAAGGCGGTGGCGATGGGGTATCAGGTTCCGGTCGGCTGGTTCTCCGAAACATTCGGGATTCCCCTGCCGGAAGATGGCGAGGCGGTCTTGCAGACGGCAGCAGTTTCCGGCAGTGGGCATTCCGGGGATGAAGGCGAAGATGGGCGAGGCGCGCATGGCGCGGAAAAGTACGACGCCGGACTGATTAACGCCTATTCGATGGGGGTAGATCGTCTGGCAAGGTTGGGCGTGGATATTCCGGTCAGCTATATCCGCAATGTGTTTGATTTACCCGCGCCCAAAGCGGGCGAGGCGACCCTTGTTCCGCCGGTCAATGAACTGGCGATGCAAAAACGGCTTGCCGTCGCGCTTCATTCCCAAAGCGCGAAGCCGGACGATATGGAGATGCTGGCGGATGCGGCATGGCGAGCCGGACAAAAAACGGTGGACGGATGGATAAACCAACTGGAAGCCTTGCTTGACGCCCTCTATGCCGAAGACCCGAACATGCCTTTGGACAAGGTGCAGGATCATCTGCTTGCCGCCTTCGGCGATCTTGAAACGGAAGAGCTGACGAAAGTCATGAATCAGGCGGTCGACATCGCGTTGGCGAAGGGAGCGGCTGATCAGCGAGGAGCGGCAAGATGAAATTTCTCTGCAATCTCTGTCTGTTGCTTGTCGCCTTGAAGCTCTTTGGCGTGATTGATTGGTCATGGCTTACCGTGTTCATGCCGGTATGGCTACCGTGGCTTTTGCTATTTGCCCTGGCATTGGTTGGCAGTTGCAGAACCAGCAAGTCCGGCAAGGCCAAAGAGGACAAGGCCAGGAAGCATCCGTACTTTGAGGATCGCTAAAAATGGCTGATCTGATTGATCTTGCCCAGGCGCAGAGTGCGCCGATTGAAGCGGCGCAACTGGCGTATCGCCGTCCGGCGGCGCCGGACGCTACCGGCTATTGCCTGAATTGCGGCGAGCCGATTGATGATCGCCGCTGGTGCGACGCCGCCTGCCGCGACGATTGGGAGCGACGCGACAGGATCATGCGGGCGAGGAGGCTCTGACATGGTAATTGGCGCAATCAATCTGCCACATCAAGCCCCCGCTTTGCCCCCTTTCCCAAAGAGGGCGCCGCTATTGTCGTCTGCAAGACCAGCGGGGGTTTCTCCCCTCTCCCTTTTATGGGAGAGGGGTTGGGGGAGAGGGCCGGGGTTTGCAAGGGTGTGGCGCATATCGCCGCCTGCAAGACCGGCGGAGGTTAGCCATGCCTGATTCCACTTCTCCATTATTCGGCGCAATCAATCTGCCATTCCAGGAACAACTTGCTTTCTGGGAGCGGAAGGAAATCAAGGGGAGTCGGCATTGGTTGGACATCCGCCATGCCCAGCACGACAGATGGTTTGTAGTGGCGGGCGCAGAGAAAGCCGACCTTCTGCATGATTTGCAGCAAGCCGTATCCGGCCTGCAAGGCGGAACGCTGGAACACTTCCGCAAGAATTTCCGTGAGATCGTTAAAAAGCACGGCTGGACGGGCTGGACTGGCGAAGGCTCGGCAGCGGGCGAGGCATGGCGAACGAAGGTAATCTGGCAGACCAACATCCGCGCCAGCTACGCCGCCGGAAGGTACGCGCAGCTGACTTCGCCGGAGGCGAAAGCGGCGCTGCCGTACTGGAAATACACTCATTCCGGCCTGTCCATGAATCCGCGCGCCGATCATCTGGCGTGGGACGGCATGACCCTGCCGAACGATCATCCCTTCTGGAACAAGGGCTTTCCGCCCAATGGCTTTGGTTGCGGTTGCTATGTGGTGGGAGTCAGAAAGCCGGAAGAAGGCGCAATGACCAATCCGCCCGAAGGCTGGGAACAACATATCGGCAAGGGCTGGGACTACGCCCCCGGCAAGTCGGTGGCGGATGAGGTGCGTCAGATTGTTGAGGCGAAGGCGGCAAAGTACCCGGAGCCGTTGCGGAGCGATTTTCTGGCGCAGGCGGAAAAGGTGGGAATTGTGCCGGATGAAGAAAAGTTATCTGCCGCCCGCGTAGCCAAGACCGAGGGCGACGCCAAAAAATGGCTGATACAACAAGGCAAGGCTACCGGATTTGAAAACGCGGTAATCTATGACGCAGCGACCGGAAAAGAAATTGGACGGTATGAGGGGCAACACCCCGCGCGTTTCTACCTGCCGGAAGATATTTCAAAGCGCACCTACCAGCGCGGCGAGCAGCTTGCCCTGCTGCATAACCATCCTGATTCCGTTTCGCTTTCAGGCAAAGACTTGCTGATTCTTGCCCGTCCAGGCGTGGCAAAAATCTTGGCCTATGGACACACCGGCGCATGGTTTGCGGCGGAAAAGGGCGCGGAAATGAGCAAGCTGGCACTGGTGTTGGATGCGGCGAAAACCGAACTTAAGCGGCAAACATCGTTGCTCTCATTGCACAGGATCAATACTGGCGGGATACAAGCCCACATCCTGAATCTTGCCCTGGCTCGCGCCGGAATAATCAGCTACACCTCAAAACTTGATAAAACGCGGGCGTTGCTATATGATAGAGGAAAGGATGCGATTGAAGCTGCTGTGCAGGAAATCGTCTATGCCATCGAAAGAACCAGACTATGACAGTCCTCGACATTATTCTTGAACCTCCGGAATATCTTGAACCCGTTGCAAGATGGGAGGAGTGGCTTGCCGATCTGCGTACCCTGCCGCAGGAGGCTGATGGCGTGGCACGGGAAATTGCGGATGCGGAAAAATGGATACCGCAAAGGATAGAGCTTGAAAAACAGTTGCAGGCAATGAGCGCCGCCGAGGCGCGGAAGGTGGCAGCATGAGCGACACTATCATCGTCGAATGCAACAGCCCGACCGTGCTTCAGGCGCTGAACAGGATTATGCAGAACTTCACGCCGAGGGAAATGCGCCCCGCCATGCAAGAGATCGGCGAGAAGCTGAAAGAAAGCACCAAGCGCCGTTTTGCGACCTCAACCGCCCCGGACGAATCCCCCTGGCCGCCATTGAAGGAAGGCACAGTGCTTGCCCGTTTGAACAGCATCCTCTATAACTACACCGACCAACGACGCGACGGACTGAAAAAAAGTTTCGCCAAAAAAGACGGCTCTCTGAACAAGCGAGGCCGCGACCGCCGCGATGCCGCGCGTGCCAACATGAAGCCGCTGGTTAAGACCAAAATGCTGGCGGAGAGTATCAGCGTCCAGATCATTGACGGCGGCGCGGGGGTGGCGGTTGGAACCAACCGTTTTTCTGAAAAAGAGAAAGGCGGATGGAAGGAAGGCGCGGCGGTTCACCAGTTTGGCAGCAGAGACGGACGCATCCCTGCTAGACCTTTCCTTGGCCTCTCGAATAAAGACGAACGAATGGTGCTCGACATCCTGAACATGTTTGTCCAGGAAGCCGCCTCTCCCCGATAA